GAGCATGCCGCCAGACTACCAGGCGCTACTCGTGCCGTTCGCACTGGAAATGTCCGACTTCAGCAAGCGCAAGGAAATGGCCGAGTTCCTGCGCAAAAAGATGGGCATCTTGGCCGACCCGAACAGCCCTGAAGCCAAACAGCAAGAGCAGGCACAGCAGCAAGTCCAGGCCGAGACTATGCAGTTAGAAAAGGCTAAGGCCGAGGCCGAAGTAGCCGAGAAGCAGGCCAGAGCGCAGAAGCTAAGTGCCGAGGCAGCAACAGAGCAAATGGAAGCGCAAGGCGGTCAGAACAAGCAGGCCGAGTATCAGCTTGAGCTTGAGAAAGAACGCATGCGCCAAGAAACCGAATTGAAGAAGGCTGAGATCAAAGAAGCCGGTGAACTGGAGCGTGAGCGGTTGCGTCTTCGCGCCTCAAAGGTTGAAGAGCTTGAAAAAGACTTTGCCCAGTTAACCGAAGAGATCAACCAACAAACGCTTCAGTAAAGACAAATCGAATTTACCCAGCACAGGGATACGTGCAGCAGCGCCCCTTCCGGGATACCGGTCGGGGCTTTTTTTATGTGTCGCACCTATGCGAGAACTAGGAGTGTGTAAATGAGTACGCAAGACAAGCTGGACCAATACCTGAAAGACCCCATGAGCATGTCTGAGGAAGACATCAACGCCTATTTGTCCGAAGGCGATGAAACTTCCAACGACCAAACATCCAACGCGCAATCAGAGCTGAAAGAGGGCGAAACAGCACAAGACACAACGCCCGGTGTCCAAGAAGGCGAGAGGGATAAGGCCAAAGCGGCTGAAGGTAAGAGCGAGGATCCCGACGCGGATAAGGCCAAGGCCGAAGACGACAAGGAAGATCCAGAGAAATCGTTCATCCAGAGCAAAAACGGTAAACACGCAATTCCCTATTCAGTGCTCCAAGGCGAGCGTGAACGGGCGATTCGTGCGGAGCAAGCCGCAAGGGAACTGGCCGAGAAGCTGGCTTTAATGGAGAAATCCAAGGAGTCGGGCGAGTCGGTCAAAACAGCAGACGTGGGCGACATTGTTGACCCAGAATTGCTGGAAACCCTACGCGAAGAATCTCCGGGCATTGCTGATGTGCTGGACAGGTTGATCGGCAAGATCAACACCCTGGAAAGCGAGCACGCCAAAACATCGTCTTTTGTTCAAGAAGGAACCAAGGAAGCGGCAGTTCAACGTCAATTGACGGTTGAAGAAGCCATCGCCGAAGTTCCCAAGCTGTCTCACGTCCGTACCAATGACCCTGAAAAGTACAACGAAATAGCCGAGTTCGATCAGATGTTGCGTGCCCAGTCCAAGTGGCACGGACGACCGATGAAAGAGCGCTTCGAGGCAGCCGTTCGTATGTACGAATCTGTTAATGGCTCCATCGAGTTACCGGGTTCTTCCGGTGGCCAGCCAGACGAGAAAGCCACAGAACAGAAAGTTGCCGCTGCGGTCGACAAAGCGCAGAAACAAAGCAACGGGCCAAACACACTATCCGACATTCCCGGCGGCGCACCTGCCGCAAGCAATGACCACGACGCGCTAGGCGAAATGACATCAACCGCACTGACTCAACGGTTCATGGACATGTCGCCCGAGCAAATCGAGGCGGAGCTGGCACGCCTCTCGTAATCAATCGATGAGGTAATCAATCATGGCAAGCACGTCCATTCCAGTCGGTTCTCCCTTAGCCCGTAAGGTCTTTGGGGCCGCACTATTTGCACAAACGCAGCGTCAATCGTCGCTGATGAATAACCTGACCGGCCCAGCACCCAAGCAATCGGGCGCTGAAGCCAAGCTGAAAGGTCAAACGTCGCCTGACATGCCACTCGTGCGTGTGACCGACCTTTCAAAAAGCCAAGGCGATGCCGTATCCGTTGACTTGATCAACCAGACCGGCGGCAAGCCAATCATGGGTGACAGGATGGCGGAAGGTAAGGGCGAACGCCTGGATATGTCCAGCATGGATATTCGCATTGACCTGACCACTAAAGTTGTGGACGCTGGCGGCAAAATGAGCCAACAGCGTACCGTTCACAGCTTGCGTGGCCTGGCAATGGCAAACCTGATGGGCTATTTCAAGCGTTTAAACGACCAGTCGTCCATCGTTCACCTGGCCGGTGCGCGTGGCTCGCAAGTTGGTACAGACTGGGTTGTACCTTTGTCGGGCGATCCTGAGTTTGCTGAAATCATGGTGAACACGATCAAAGCGCCAACCTACAACCGTCACTATGTTGCCGATGGTTCATCGCTGGTTCAGGGTGGCCAAGCACTGAACGCGGTTGACACAACCGACGTACTCAAGTTGGAGCATATCGACCATCTCGGGGCGATTATCGACGACATGGAGTATAAGTTGCAGCCTATCAAGCTGCCCGGTGATGTGGCGGCAGACGATGAGCCGTTGTACCTGCTTTTGGTGACAAACCGGCAGTGGCAATCGATCCTGACCAACACAACCGCCAACAGTCTGCAATGGCGCACCTTCCTGCAAAACGCATGGAACCGTGCCTCATCGTTCACTGGCGGCAAGCGGCATCCGCTCTTTACGGGTGAAGCCGGTATTTGGCACAACATCCTTGTGCGTAAGACTGATCGTGCAATTCGCTTTGACGCAGGCGATTCGGTCAACTATTGCACAAGTGCTGGTGTGGCAACTGCAGCTGAGTCGCAAGTAACGGTTAACAGCTTGAGTGCTGGTTATCACGTTGACCGCGCCTTGTTGCTGGGTGCTCAGGCGTTGGCTCACGTTTACGGCAAGAACCAAGGTTCTGAAACGCACGCCAACTGGATGGAGCGGCGCTACAACTTCGAGCGAAACCTTGAAGTCGCGGGTGAAGTCATGGGCGGCAAAGCCAAACTGCGTTTCGCGGTGCCCAACTCGAATGGCGAGAAGATCCCCACGGATCACGGCGTCATCGCGCTGGATACGGTCGTTAACGCCAACACCTAATGGGTAAGCCGGTGGCCTTAACGGCCACTGGCAAACCTGGTGAATCTATTTGATACAGGAGCCTAATCATGGCAACACATCACGCTTCAGACTTTAACCAGAAGCCGCTACACATGTCGGCCTATGGCAACGCATGGGTGGAGGATTATGAACTTACCGCCACTATCCTTAATACCGAGAAAGGCTACTTCGGCGTTATTCCTGCCGGGGTTCGCGTTTACGAGGTTCGTCTTAAACACCATGCCGCAGGCGCCAGCGCAACTTGCAAAGTTGGCTTTGAGCCGATGGATGGCGACTCCCCAACCGCTGACGACGACTATTGGTTTGCTGACACAACCGATGTCGCCGCCGCCGGCGTAAAGGAATCGACGTCTGCGCCGATCACGTTCCAGCGACCTGTGAAGCTGGTTCTGACGGCAGGTGGCGCCAATTTTGCCGCTGGCACGATGAGCATCATCGTCAATGGCAAGGTTATTGGTGTCGCTTAAATAGGTTGTCTCCGGTCGCAAATGCGACGACTTGGCCCGGTACTCACAATACCGGGCCATTTTTTATCAGGAACTGAACATGACTAATGCAGACAATCGCCACTTATTGCCGGTCAAATACATCGGCAAAAAGCCACAGAAGGTGGATAACGTGGCCAACACCGGCTTGATATGGACGCCTGGCCAGATTCACTTTTTGCCGCCGATGGTTGCGCAAAAGCTGTCGGCAGTAAAGGACGTATGGCAAATCGTTGACGATGCAACGGTTGACCAAGACCCGGCAAACATCGGGCTGGTTGTGACCCAAGTTGACCCCGACGTGAGTGAGCACGACGACCCCAATCCTCGCACGTTTGACCTGCCGAATCTTGAGGGCATGACGCGTGCCGACATTTCCCAGTATGCCGAATCCAACTTCAACACGAAGTTACCGGCCAATGCCAAGAAAGAGGAAATGATTGCCCAGATCGTCACGCTGGCCAACTCACGCGCTGCTGGCGAGATCGAGTAAATGGCACGGGTTGAGGACTTCCATCGGTACGTGTTGCCGTTCATCGCCAACGCGCCGGTGCCGGCTGTCGACGACGCCATTGTGGACGCGTGCATTGAGTTCTGCACGAAAACAAAGGTGCTTCGCTCGATAGTCGGCCCAATGGCGCTGCTTCCCCGGATCGATGAATACGAGATCGACCCGCCGGAAGGCGATACGGTAATTAAGCTGGTTACGACCGTGTGGCTGCCAGATGGCCAGATACCCTCGAAAACACGGCCAGAACTGGATGCCGCCTATCCTCAGGGCTGGGCGAATCTTGAGACGGCCGACCCGCGCTTTGTTGACTGCTATCACTGTCGGATACCGGGCATTATCCGCCTGGTTCCAAAGCTGTCGGTAAAGGTCGCGCGCGCCATGACAATTGAGGTGGCCTATGCGCCGTCTCGTCAAGCAACCGAAGTCGATGATGTACTGCTCGAAGAATATGCGGAAGTCATTGCCGCTGGCGCATTAGGTCGACTACATCAACACCCCGGCGCTGAGTACGCCGAACCGTCCCGTGTGGCCACCTACCTTGAGACGTTTCGCAGTGAGATTGCCCGGTGCGCTGACGATGGCGCACACGGCTTTACAAGCCAGCCATTGCGAACCGGACGGGATGAGTTCTGATGAAAGCCTCGGATATTCTGTTGCGCGTTACCAATGTATTGCAAGACGCTGGGTACGACTATTGGGAGAAAACGGAGTTGCTTCGCTGGTTAAGTGACTTTCGCCTGGACGCGTACAAGATTCGTCCCGACCTGTATGAAAAGTCGGAGAAGGTTGTGCTGGTGGAAGGTGTTACGCAAACCTTACCCAATGACTCCAGCTTTCTTTTTTCGGTCAGCCACAACACTTCTTCACCGCGCAAGCGTGTCGTGACGCTGGCAAGCAGTTCGGTGCTCGACAGAGTTCGGCCTCATTGGCGCAGCATGGCGCCGATGCCGGAAATCCAACATTACCTGCACGATCAGCGCGAGCCTAAGACGTTTGAGGTGTACCCGCCGGCACGCGCAGGCGT